AGTTGTTGGTTTCTTAAACGGTTTAGAAGAAGATAAAGTCGAAGCAGGTATTAGATATTTTGGTGGACAAATTGCTTTTGAAAACAAAGGCAAAGACCATGACGATGACGGTGATGTAGATTCAGATGATTACATGGCCGCTAGAGATAAAGCAATTAAAAAAGCAATGAAGAAACAAGATGCTAAGGAAAGTATGTTTGATAGTATTATAGATGAAATGATTGCAGAAGAAATAGAAGGAACAACTGTTGATGAAGCAGAAGTTGTTATGGCTGTTAGAGCATTAGCAGACGACATTCAAGACCAAGTTGAAAGATTAGGTAGAATGAAAAACGAAGATATTCCTGCTATATCAGATTCAATGGTTAGTGAATTTGGCTTAGAAAAAGCACAAGGTTTTAAAGAACAAGCAGAACAAATCTTAGACGATGCTTTACAAAGTTCAAAAAGTTCTAAAGAAGGAATTGATGGACTTATAGGAAGTATAACAGGAGTTGGTTCTCTAGGAACTAGCGACTTAGAAGCAGAAGAACCAATGGGATTAGATGCACCGGCAGACGGCGTTGACCCAATGGCAGATATGGATTTAGATGTTAACGAACCTGCGGCGGCTGGACCAGAGGAAGAGCCACTAGGCAGAGCACCAGTAGAGTTGTAAAATGCTCATTAATGAGGTCATTCAGAAAGTAAATGAATCCTACTACGAAGATTTAATTGTAGCAATTCAAGACGAATTATCTAAAGGAGAAGTTCAACAGAATGGCGAAATGGATACTGAAGAACTTCAAATGAGACTTTCTCAACTAAACTTTGATTTAGATATAGAAGATTTAATTAAAGCAGTTGAAGATAGTGGATTTGCAAGTAGCCAAGATAAAGATGTCATTAAACTTAAAGGTGAATTACCAGCAGATATTAATACAGATGTAGAAGATCCTAGTGATAGAGTAGGCGATTTAGCAGGTAACCAAGCAATGAAAGATATAAAAGCGGAGTTATAGAATGCCAGGAATATTTGTAACGGCGGCTAATGCCAGAATTAAAAGCAGAAACAATACTGTAATTCACAATGAAATTACTTCAATTGAAAATGCCGTCTATGCCAATATAGATGCAGGTCTTTTATATGCAAACGTTAATAATTCCACAATGACTAATAGCAATGTATATTACAATGTTCATAAAAGTATTACAACAGATGCTACTAAAAAAGATCAATTAGATTATGTTAAAAAATATTTTAAAGATTTAGGATATGGCGTAAATATTGTTACAGATCCTAGTTCCAATACACATCTACAATGGAACATTTCCTGGTAGATTAACTCAAAGAAATCTTCAAACAAGATAATAACTTTAATAATTTAAAATTTGGACTTCAATTTACTTGACAGATTAGTATCACTTCATATAAGTAATATTACATTCACAAAGACATAAACTTTATGCTAGAAACAAAATACGAATACCCCAAACTAAAACGAGTTACAGCAAAGTCCGGTCAACGCCAATATACAGGTGATGATAATAATCCTGTGCCAAGTGTTACAACAATTTTATCAGCAACAGGTGATAAAACTGCTTTAATTAACTGGCGTAAACGTGTAGGAGAAGCAGAAGCAACTCGTATAAGCACAGAGTCAGCAGGACTTGGAACTAAAGTTCATAATGCTTTAGAAAAATATATCCTACTTGAAGAATATGAAATTAAAGGAAATAATCATATAAGTGTAATGGCCAAGAATATGGTTAATGAAATGATAGATAAAGGCCTTAGTAAAGTAGATGCCATATATGGTGTTGAAGTCGGACTTATAGCACAAGGATTATACGCAGGAACATCAGATGCAATCGGTATGTATGAAGGTGAAGAAGCAATTATAGATTTCAAAACTTCAAAAAAGATCAAAAAACGTGAGTGGATTGAAGACTACTTTATGCAAGGTTGTGCTTATGCATTAGCACATAACGAAATGTTTAATACTAAAATTAAAAAAGTAGTTATATTAATGGTAGACAGAGAAGGCAACTTTGCTGAGTTTACTATTAAAGATGACGAATTCGTTGAATATTGCAATAAATGGTCCGATAGACTTACAGATTACTATTCTAAGTAATTTATAAAAGTGATAAATACATACTAACTAGGAGATAGATTAGTATGGCTACGAGCAACAACGCAGTAATTATTTCAAGGATCCAGAATAGACGTGGTCTAAAGCAGGATCTTCCAAAACCTTTACGATCAGGGGAGATTGGTTTTGCAACAGATACAAGACAAATTTATATAGGCGGCGACACCGACCTACTTGTCAACTCTGGACTTAATAAAGTTGCACAGTTTGAAAAAACACCATCGTCTATTAACTACACAAGAAATATTGCTAATTTACAAATAATTAAATTTGAAGTTCCAGGTAAATTTTATGCCAAAGGAGATGCTACATGGAATAGCATTAATAAAGTTACATCTTGGATAGGCAGTGACGTATTTAAAGCAAGTGCAACAGTATTTACTAATTTAGATACAAACGAAAAATTTACATCTACCGATATAAACGTTACTAGAGACGGAGTCATCTTAACAGGCGACGACTTAACAAGTTCCGTTGCTAGTGTAGCCGCAGACAAAGATTATGCATTCTTGCAAGGTGGAACGAATGCAAGTGATTCACAAAATTTAGGTTTTAGATCAGCACCGCTAACAACTGAAGAAATTGGTTTAACATATTACGGTAATGCAACATTAATTACTGCATTATCTAAAACATCACCTGATACTGACGTTGGTAATTATGTAACAGGTGTAACAAGTTTTTATAACGATGCTACTTTATGGACAAACTTAACAGGGCAACAGATTCCAAGTTATAGACAATTAAACAGTAAAAACATCAGAGTAGCACCTTCAACTGGTGTAGGTTATATTGGATTAGAATTTGGTAAACATATAACCCCGTCGACAGATATTAAATACACACCAGGAACAATTTCATATGCAAGTCCAACATTAGGAAAACTTTTTGTAAGTAGAAACAGCGACATAGAAACATCAAAAGCATTTACTGTAAGTGGAAGTAATGTTGTAATTACAGCAGATCCAACAATTAAAAGTTATAGTGTAAGTGCTCCAACAAACTATGCATACTTATCAGGCGGCACAGGCTGGATTAATAATAAAGTTATGCAGGTAGTTGCAGTAAATGGTTCTACAAATTTTACAGTTGCTATACCAAGCAATACAGCCTCTTACACAAGGTCTATAACGTCAAAAGATAGTGGTAATGCTGATACAATATCAATGACAGTTCAAGACTCAGATCTAATATCAGTAGGTGACGGTGTAACATTCTTAAATAATAATTCAAGTAACGCAAAAATAGATAACGGTGTTGTTACAGCAGTAACACCTGCAACTAAAAGTGTTACAGTAAATGGATTAACAGCAGGAGCAAGTATAGGTGCAGGTAACTTGTTTATAACACATGGTGGCAACAGTAATAGTAACGTAATAGTTTATTCTGTAAACCATGGATTTGATAAAACAGAAAATGTTAATGTAGATGATGCTTCTTTTGGAAAATTTAGTTCGTCGATGGCTGTTACAAGTAATTGTGAAGCAAGTGCAAACGCATTCTCAGTTACTACATCTTCAGCAGTTACATCAGGCAATCAAGCATTAACAATTACACCTGTATTAGTAAACGGAACTACTTCGATAACTCCTGTAATTTCAACAGATTTATCAAACATAACAATTACAAGTGGAACAGATGTAGGTTCAGTTGTAGCAAGAGTGAATGGTCTTAACAAGTGGCCTAAACTAAACAAAGTTCCAAACTCCGACAATCAGTTATACTTAACACATGCTGAATCATTCCAAAAGCAACCAGAATGGTATGAAGGATTTAGAATACATTCAGACTCTGCGTTTACGCAAAATAAGTTAGGTTTAACAGTAGGAAATTATGATAAAACAGATTCTACTATAAAAGCAAAATTAGAAGATTGGTTGTTTGGTGCATTTGCAAAAGAACCAAGATTTAATTACTTTAAAAATGTATATGTAGGTGGCGGAGCATCCGGCATATTTTCAAATTCAACTGTTGGTGGTTCTACTGTAACTTTTACAAACTACAGTTTAACAATCGACGAAGATTTAAAAGAAGCAACATTTGGTTCACGCGAAGAGGCAAGAGACTTTGCAGAAATATGTAACAACATATACTTTACAAGTCAACAGTCAGGATTAACTGGTTATAATAAAGGGTTACTTAATCTTAAAACCAACATAGAACTACTTACAAGAGATGCATTAGAAGCCGGTGAGGCTACAACAGCCTATGCAAGTCCTGAATCTATTGCAATACCAAACGGCACAGGTAATAACATTCTAACAAACCTTGACCCTGAAGCATATAATACATTCTTCGTGGAATACAGTATGAAAGATACTAATTCTAATACATCTATCAATTACAGTCGTATAGGTTCAGTAATGTTTGGTGCAGATAAAGATCAGCAAGTAGCATATATAAACGATCAATATTCAGATAGCAAACAAAATATATCAGTTGGTAACGTAGATCTTTATGTTAATTATGTAACAGGAACAGACAAGTTTGACCTTAGGGCAAACAACACTTTAAGTCCTGCATCTTCCGTAACGATGAATTACATCGTTCGTAAGTGGAAATCTTAATCTAAGATTTCATGTTTGAAAAGCATCACACACCTCAAGATCGCCAAAGAATTTGGAGAGACTTTCGCAGTCGCGAAGATTTAACTGTAGATATTATAGTAAAAGAATTTAGTAAAATAAAGGTCCTAGATAGATACTTAGATTACTATACACCTAAAACTTGGCCCAATGTCTTTACTATATTATATGATGGAATGTTTTGCCAAACTGGTATAACCTTACTAATGATTGCAACATTAGATTTTAAAAACTTCATAAAAGATGACCAGTTAATTTTACCTGTGATAAGTAATAACGAGATCGGAAATACAGGTATAGTTTTTTCTTTTAACAACAACTTCCTTAATTTTGCCCCCGGGGAATTAGTCCCCAAGGAAATAGCCTTAGAACAAGGCACGTTGTTTCAGACTCATACCATTGAAAAAAAGTCAATTTATACTTGACTTTAGTGCAGTTTTATATTACAATAAAACTCAGGTAAATATATTTTTTAAAACAAAAACAATACGGATTTTTCACACACATGCAAGTTATAAAGAGAGACGGAACACTAGAAGACTTAAACATTGACAAGTTACACAAGGTTGTAATGTATGCTTGTGAAGATATAACAGGCGTTAGTGCATCACAAGTCGAAATCAATAGTCAGATACAATTCTTTGATTCAATCAAAACAGAAAGTATTCAAGAAACACTTATTAAAAGTGCCGCAGATCTTATCTCAGAAGAAACACCAAACTACCAGTATGTAGCAGGTAGACTTATTAACTATCATTTGCGTAAGCAGGTATACAATGCATTTAAACCTCCTTGCTTATGTGATATTATACAAGATAATATAGACGCAGGATTTTATGATCCAGAGTTTACAGAACTATACACTAAAGATGAGATAGATGATCTTAATAAACATATTAACCATGACCGAGATGAAGTATTAACCTATGCGGCCATGGAACAGTTTCGCGGTAAGTATCTTGTGCAGAACAGAGCAACAGGTGAAATTTTTGAAACTCCACAAGTTGCATACATGATGATTGCGGCAACATTGTTTGCAAAGTATCCTGCAGAAACTAGATTACAGTATGTAAAAGCATATTACGATGCTATCAGCACATTTAAAATTAGTTTGCCTACACCAATTATGGCTGGCGTAAGAACACCACAAAGGCAATTTAGCAGTTGTGTATTGATTGAAACTGATGACAGTTTAGATAGCATTAATGCAACCACAAGTGCTGTGGTTAAATATGTAAGTCAAAAAGCAGGTATTGGTATTGGTGCAGGAAGCATTAGAGCAGTTGGTTCTAAGATTAGGAGTGGAGATGCTACCCATACAGGAGTTATCCCCTTCTATAAACTATTTCAATCAGCAGTTAAGAGTTGTAGCCAAGGTGGTGTAAGAGGCGGAGCGGCTACACTATACTATCCTATTTGGCACTTAGAAGTTGAAGACTTATTAGTGCTAAAGAACAACAAAGGTACAGAAGATAACCGTGTAAGGCACATGGACTACGGTGTACAGTTTAACAAATTAATGTACGAAAGACTTATTAGTGGTGGCAATATTACATTGTTCTCGCCTAAAGATGTTCCTGGTTTATATGATTCATTCTTTACCAACCAAGATAAATTTAAAGAATTATATGAAGCGGCAGAACGTAAAACAAGTATTAGGAAAAAGTCTATTCCTGCTATTGAATTGTTTAGTTCGTTTGTAACAGAAAGAAAAGACACAGGTAGAATTTATTTAATGAATGTTGACCACGCAAATACACATGGCGCATTTATTGAGAAAGTAGCACCTATTAGACAAAGTAACTTATGCTGTGAAATTAATTTACCGACTAAACCGCTTTCGCATATTAATGATGAAGAAGGTGAAATTTCGCTTTGCACATTATCTGCGGTTAATTGGGGTGTAATAAAAGATTTAGATGAGATGCAAAAAGTATGTAACTTGGCTGTAAGAGCATTAGATGAGTTATTAGATTATCAGAGTTATCCTGTATTAGCGGCAGAACTTAGCACAATGAAAAGACGTCCACTAGGTGTAGGTATAATTAATTTTGCATATTGGATGGCTAAACATGATAGCACATATCAACAACCTAATTTAGAACTTATCGACAAATGGACAGAAGCATGGAGTTATGGCCTTATAAAAGCAAGTGCAGATTTGGCTATTGAGAAAGGTGCTATTCCAGGTGTAATGGAAACTAAATACGGACACGGTATTACACCTAACCAAACATATAAAAAAGATGTTGACGAATTAGTTAAAAATAAAGAACGTATGAATTGGAAAGGATTGCGTAAGCAACTTAAAGAAACAGGCATTCGTAACTCTACACTGATGGCACTTATGCCTGCTGAAACATCAGCACAGATTAGTAACAGCACAAATGGTATTGAACCACCACGTAGTTATGTTAGCATCAAGCAAAGTAAACATGGTGTGTTAAAACAAGTAGTGCCGGGTTACCCAAGATTAAAAAATAAATATGATCTACTGTGGGACCAAAAGTCGCCAGAAGGTTATTTAAAAATTATGGCTGTATTACAAAAATATATTGACCAAGGCATTTCGGTAAATACATCATACAATCCGGAGCACTACGATGAAGAAAGAGTTCCGATGAGCGTGTTGCTTGGCGATATTATTAACTTTTATAAGTATGGTGGAAAACAACTATATTATAATAACACATTTGATGGCCAAGGCGAAATAGATATTAACAAAGAAAAAGTAGATCAACCAATGTTTGTCTCTACAGAGATTGTAGATGATGAAGACTGTGAGAGTTGTAAAATTTGAGTAAAAGAAAAAAATTGAGTGTATTAGACGTAAAAAATAAATCCGATCATACTAAAGCAAACATGTTTCTTGACGAAAATGGTGGCCTAGGTGTGCAGAGATTCGATATTCTCAAATATAAACAATTTGAAAAACTTACAGACAAACAGTTAGGATTTTTTTGGAGACCTGAAGAAGTCGATATTATCAAAGATGCTACTGATTTTAAAAATCTTACTGATTTTGAACAGCACATTTTTACTAGTAACCTAAAAAGACAGATACTACTAGATAGTGTCCAAGGTCGCTCACCTAATCTTGCTTTTTTGCCTATAGTAAGTTTACCTGAAGTAGAAGCATGGATCGAAACGTGGGCGTTTAGTGAAACAATCCATAGTAGGAGTTATTCACATATCATTAGAAACATATATTCAAATCCTAGTAAAGTGTTTGACGATATGTTAGAAATGGATGAAATTGTAAATTGTGCAGATAGCATTACTAAAAAATATGATGAATTGATAGAATTAAACGAACTTAGAAATAAAGGATATAAGTCATACAGCGAATATGAACATAAGAAAGCAATTTGGTTATGTTTAATGAGTGTAAATATTTTAGAAGGTGTTCGTTTCTATGTGTCATTTGCTTGTAGTTGGGCATTTGCTGAACTTAAGAAAATGGAAGGTAATGCAAAAATTATTAAACTTATTGCACGTGATGAAAACGTGCATTTAGCCAGCACACAGCAAATGTTAAAATTATTACCACAAGAAGATAAAGACTTTGCTAAGATAAAAGAAGAAACTTATGCAGAATGCACACAGATGTTTTTAGATGCAGTGGAGCAAGAAAAAGCATGGGCAGAATATTTGTTTAAAGACGGAAGTATAATTGGCCTTAATGCTGAGTTGCTTAAACAGTATGTAGAATACATTGCTGGTAAAAGAATGCACGCCGTAGGACAAGAAAAAATATTTAACACAGGCACAAATCCTCTTCCTTGGACTCAACAATGGATTGCAGGAGGTAGTGTTCAAGTAGCACCACAAGAGACTGAAATTAGTTCTTATGTTATCGGCGGAACTAAACAAGATGTGGAGAAAGACACATTTAAAGGTTTCAGTTTATAACCTATAACAATTCAAGCATTTATAAATACTAACATGTATAACTTAAAAGAAGACTTAGGCAAAATAAAATCTATAAAACTAGCCAACGGAGTTGAAATTATTGCAACTCTACTTGCTGTTGATGAAAAGAACGAACTTGTAAATTTAGGCGAACCTAGAGTTATTGTTATTAACGATGATGAACTAGCACTTATTCCTTATATTTTTACAGGTGCATCAGAAGAAGTAATGGTTAAGACCACACAAATCCAATCCATGGTAAATACACTTCCACAAAGTGCAACTGATTATACTAATATTATTGAAGGCAATCAACCAGAAGATTAGTATTAGATAAATACTAATATGCCAGGAATAGCAAGAGTATCAACAGACACCGCACAGGGAATTATCACTGGGCCAGGTTCATCCACAGTCATAGCAGATGGAAAAAGAGTGTCATTTGAAAATGATAAGATTGCTGGTCATGGAGATTCTCCGCATTCAGCACCAACATTAACATCAAATTATTCTACTACTGTTTTTGCAGATAACAAAATGGTATGTAAACAAGGAACGATTGCAACATGCGGCCATGCTGTATCACCAGGTTCCGGAACAGTTAAGGTTCCGTAGATGTGGCTAAATTACTATCTGTAAGAGGCCCACACGCCAGAAGCACAAATAATACACTAAGAGTTCAATGGAACATGGGAAATCCATGCAATTATCAGTGTGAATATTGTCCACCGATACTACACGATGGCTCTAAACCTTGGTTTAATACAGAGGTATACATTGACACTATAAAACGCCTAGACACACACTACAAGACCTTAAACAAAGTCTTAGACTATGAATTAATAGGGGGAGAAGTAACTGTAATACCTGGATTTGAAGACATTATACGAACTATACGAGAAAGCGGATCAAGATCGTTAGTGTTTACAAATGGCGGCAGAACAGTTAATTGGTGGTCTAAAGCAAAGTATTACTTAGACTCGATTGTATACACATACCATCCTTTAAGTCAAGATAAAGAGCATTTTAAAGCGGTTTTAAACGAAATTAAGGACTTTGTGCATGTAGATATCAACATTGCCGGTATAGGCGGCACAGTCGACGAATTAGGCGTGTTAGTAGAAGAGATTAGAGGCTTGTTTAAAGACTGTAATCGTAATAGGTATGATAGTGTTAGTATATGTGTTAAAACCATGTATAAGAAGTTACTAGGCGCTCGTAGTAAGCAGGAAACATATTGGGAATACACTAACAGTGAGTTGGAAGTGTTAAGTAGACCAGGCATTAAGCCGCAAGAAAGTGTGCAATCTCAAGAAAACTTCGTGCAGAGAAATGCGCCTGATCCTAAAACATATATGACAGAGTTTTTATATGATGATGGAACTGCTAGGTATGTGCAAAATCATCAGATTATAAATGAAGGATTAAATCAGTTCTACGGCATGAGATGTCATTTAGGATTTGAAAGTTTAAACATAGATGCTAATGGTGATATGTATAGCAGTTGGTGTGGTGCAATGAATTTTGGCAACATATCAGATGCTGAATGGAACTTGCCTGAAGTAGGCTTTGTTTGTCCAATAACTAATTGTAATAATCTAAGTGATATTTCAATTACTAAGACCGCTGTTGATACAGTCTAACTTTCTTCCTATCATTTTAGACAGAACATAATATACTTTCTTTTCATACTCAAAACGCAAATCAAAAGATTGTAATGACCAGTCATCACATAATGCATTTGAAAATATTTGCATTTCTTCGTAGTTACTAAAAAGATGGCCACTTACAGAAAGATATCTGTCATCTTCACGTGGCATTTCAAACATTTGTGCATTAGGTAAAATTAAATTTAATGGGTTGTCTAATATACTCTTACCTTTAACTTTCTTAACAAAATGCTTAAGATAATGATAACCTTGTGTAGTTTTTTCTAGGGTAACTTTATTTGAATCTTCTTTATGTATATCGTATAACCATTTGCCATCTTCATTGATTATATTACTCATGTCTCCGGCAATACAGTCACCATGGTATTCAAAAACGTTTTCAAACATTTCGTTTATAAGTTTTAAGTCTGTTTTATTATGCTTAAACTTATAAAACTGTATTTGTTTATTTTTGACTGCATTTAAATTATCTTGTAGAATATGCCAGTCTGTATTTAGAAATACTTTGTCAACTATTCCCGTTGTTTTAAAAACAAAGTAAGCACCTAAATTGCTTAGGTTTTCGTATAGCATTGTATCACCCATGCCATATGTAACTATTGTAGAGGATATGTGACTATTTGTTAAAAACTTTACAACTTTTTCTATGTCTGTATAACACATTGGATCGCCAAATACTGAGATAAAATCTACATGATCTATGTCATCCAAAGTAGAAATATAATCTATTAAAGAATTTGATTCAAGTTGATAATCAACTTTACGTTTGCCAAATCTATGGTTTACCCATTGTCCTTGAGCAGACAAAGGATTAAAAACTATCGAATCTGTTGTTGTATCAATTATTAAGTTCATAAAAAAAGCACTAGTATTTAGTGCTTCTTTTATTTGTTTTTATAAACTAGTGGTTACGGTTTTTCACCAGCCAATGGAGCAACAGCATACGAAATCACTGCTTCGTAATCATCTGCATCATCGTCATAGTAGTATTCGTCTGCAACATTTAAGTCATTAGCACTACCATCTGCGGCATAAACACCAATTGAATATTCTTCAACTATTGTTTTACTACCTACTGTTCCTTTAACAGCAAAGTTGTAAATACCTGGAGTAATACTTGCTGGTGCTAGTGTTGAGTTTGAAGTATCTGCTGTAACAACACCTGAACTTATATCGAATGTCATCCATGGTGATAAAGGACTAAAGTCAATAACTGCAACATTACTTGCAGATCCACTTATTCCAATGTTTACATTTGCACTACTACCGTAAGCAATATCAAATAACCTACCTGATGGTGTAGTTGCAAATGATACATCTGTGTTTTGTGGTGCATAAGCAAGTGAGAAACTAACGTTACCTGAATCTAATGATTTACCTTCATCAAATGTTAGGTTGCTGTAACTTAATAAAGCATTTGCACCGCTGGCATCTGAAGATTTTCTTGCGTAAATATGGCCTTCAGTTACTAATGTTGATTTAATTTGGTTTGCAGAATGTGAATCGTATATATCTATATACTGGGCACAAATACCTGATGTAATTGCAGTTGAAACTGAAGTTCCGTTTTGCCATAAATAATTTGAAGCATTGCCACTGTCTGCAATCATTACGTTTTGTCCAATTGCAAAAATATCTAATTTAGCATTGTTATTAACTGCTCTTTCTAGATCAACATTTGCTGATGTATTAACAATTGGTCTGTTAGTTAAATCCATAACTCTGTAGTCAGTATCGACTGATCCTACAGTAATAACAGTATCAAGTCCACCTGGTGAGTAAGAATCTACTTCTCCGCCTTCATTACCTGCCGCCGCTATTATAAGTAATCCATCATCTAGTAGATCATTAAGGGTATCATCAATCAATTGACTCTTTGTCATTGTAAATGGCATACAAACTACTTTTGGCTCTGCGGCATCATTCGCAGAATGGTGAGTTGAAACTTGATTTAAAGCACTAATAACTTCTCCAATTGAGATATTACCTGCACCTTCGTTAAACATTTTAACATTAAATAAAGTTGCATCTGGCGATGAACCTAAGTTGTCGCCTACAATAAGACTTGCCATTGCTGTTCCATGACCGTTGCTGTCTGCAAAGCCAGTTGCAATAGATGTATTATAAAGGTTTGTGATAGTTGAACTACCAAATTCGGTGTGAGTAGCATTTACTCCAGTGTCTAATAAGTAGACTTTTGCATTTGTTCCTGTGCTTACAGGATTCCATGAAGGGTTATTACTTGCGTCTAATCCAGCAAACTTTCTAAAAGTATTGTTTACTGTAGCAACAGAAAGATTACTTGTAACCTCGTCTGTTTCTAATTGACTGCTTTTAAGTCCGTTTATTGCCGCTACTTGCTCCGACGTTCCGTCGACTTTGTAACTACCAAGCATGTTATAGTTAGTAGTTATTGTTGCACCGGCATTAGTAATCGCAGTATTACATTGATCAGATGTAGAGTGAACTGCTTTATCTATTTTGATGATATATGATGCCATTTAAAACTCCAATTGTAAGTTTGATATTATAAGTATATTTATCACATTAATAAAGATAATTTTACTTACTTGGTATTTATATGAATTTTGCTTTAGGACATCCTAATTCTGTTTTATTACAGGACCACATGTGTGTCTATACTATACAGAAACCAGACGATAATTTAACATTATTAGATAGATATTATAACGAGTTAAAAAACTTTGATGGATGCACCTTAATGTTAAGTGGGGGCTCAGACAGTCAATTTATGTTAAGACTGCTTCAACATTTTAACATAAAATTTAATCCGATTACTTATAAAACAACTTGGAAAGGCGGTGTTGTAAATACTGACGATGTAATATATGCTCAAGAAGTAGCAAAAAAATTTAGTCTTGATTTAGAAATTATAGATTTTGATTTAAAAGAATTTTATGATGGCAATCATCATATGAAGTGGGGTAGAAAGTTAGGTGTTTCTAGTCCACAAGTAGCAATGCATTTAGAATTTATAGACAGACATATACCTTCTAATAGCAAACTGGTAATGGGCGGCGATATGCCATACTTGCTTTATGGGGAAGGCAGACGAGGAGTATCAGACATCTATCCAAGTGCATTTGTTGGGTTAGATTACTTGAATATGGATACACCAGATTCAATTATAGGAACTATTAAACCGTATCATGATATTTGTGAAAACAAAGGCATACAGTTAATTAAAAACATATCTTATTGTTCTCCACAAGCAGTATATCAAATACTAGAGCAACAAATAAACATAGTTAAAGAGCAACAAATACACCTTATTTACAGCACAGACGAGCCACAGTTTAGAGAAATGTTAGAATTTAAAAAAGCAGTATGGAATTCTATACTTCCAGGAGACGTTGATACTTTGATGAAAGTAGGCGGATTTGAAAGGCTAAAAAAAGTTCTTGCTATTCAATCCGGAATATATAATCAGTATGACAAAATGTATCGCGAACCTATGCAATCATATAAAACTAAAACAGAAAGTTTTAGATTCAAACTCAAATTCGATGATGCAACAAAACAACTGCCTAAACGTTTTGAAGATGCAATAAAAAAATCTAACAGCCAATGTGTTAACGGATTCCATTTTGACTTCTAATTGAGTCATAATCTATACTATTTTTAAAAACAGGTATAAATAGAACTTATAAACTAATATAACATATCATTATTTTGGTTATATAGGTTTTAAAAATTACCTCCTTACATTTTAATCATTTTTTTAGTCAATGTGCAGTTGATTTTGATAAAGATGTAATACAACATAGATATAAACATGAGTCAACATACCATTTCTAAACTTAAAGATAGAGCAGAACTATTTACATTAATAAGTATTTTTTTAGTTAGTATTGTAGCACTAACACCTGTAACATGAGATATACTTTATGTTACATGATGCTACTATTTGCCGCACAGACTGATAACATAGCAGGCATTTTACGTGGCTTACGAGATGTTAATAATACACCTTATTATATGGAACCTAAAAATGAACATTAAACGACTTTTAAAAACAATTTACAAATACTGGATAGCACCATGGCACCCGATCAAGTAAGAGACGCAACACCCGAAGAACAAGCAGAGTGGTTTAAAACAGACTTCTTTATGAAAGGTGATTTTGATGTATTACAAATGTTTGTGGTTATACCAGCAGTGATCCAAGTAGTAGTATTTGGATTAATGTTAGCAGTAATGTATTTAAATACGTTTTTGTTTTGATTATTAATGCAATAAAGGCTGTAATAGGCGTAGGCAAAGCAGGAAAATCTTTTAAAATAACACCCTTGCGAATAATTCTATTTGCATTTCTTGTAGCACTTTTCTTCTTAGGAACAATATCTGGATTACTTTTACTAGCAAGCCTAGTTATATAAATAAAAGAAGGAACTAGATGGATTGTTAGTGTAAGGTTACTCCGCAAATAGTATAAATACAAGTATATACATTTTGTGGTTAGGTAGGAGTAACAACACATGGCAGTAAAAGATATGAATTACCGCGAACGCGGTTTACTATTAAGCATGTTTGCACATCAGTGCTATTGCGAACCAAACGATTTATTAAAAGCAAGGCCAGGCATTAAAGACTTGGCACCTCTCAAAAAATTTTTAAACAAACCTCTTCCCCCAACATACATAGACGTTGACGGTGCACAGGCTTATGTGATGAGTGATAAAGACGATGTCCTTATTGCATGTAGAGGCACGGAGCCGACAGCATTAAACGATGTCTTAGCAGACCTCAAAATGTTTCCTGTAAAACATCACTTAGGTGGTAGAGTTCACCGAGGCTTTTATGCAGAGTATAACAAAGTTATTCCTGGTATCAAAGAAGCATTAGAAAAACATGATAAGAAGGGCACTAAAACAGTATGGGTATGTGGACACAGTTTAGGTGGTGCAATGGCAGTTTTAGTAGCGGCTGAATTACAACCAAACGGTGGACTACACACATTTGGTCAACCAAGAGTTGGTAACACAGAATTTTTAAAATGTTTAAAGGATGTGCCTTACTATAGATATAGAAATAATAATGACATAGTAACTGCTGTTCCGCCAAGTTGGTTATTCTTTAAACACGGTGGTGTGTTAAGATATATTAATACATACGGTAACATCAGAACGGCGACATGGGCTCAACGATTTAAAGATAAATGCAGAGGCCATTGGATGGCATTAAAATCTTTTAATCTTATAGACGGTTTTGCAGATCATTCAATGGGCAAATATCATGAGTATATTGCTAATATGGATGACAGCGGCGAACAACTACCAAAGTAGGTATTTAATTATTTCTAATCAGATCGATAAATATTAGCATGTCAAAAACACCTTATGAAATTAGATTAGACTTAGTTAAAGAAGCAAGAGAAATTCTTCAAGCCAAGGCCAAAAATCCAGAAGACATGCCCACCACAGAAGATGTGCTACATGAGGCAGAACGCCTTAACGAGTTCGTTTCAAAAAAACCATTCCAAGAAAGATAAAATCATTAAATACTATTTGAATTAAGTAATACTTAAGGCTGGTATAGCTCAGTTGGTAGAGCAACTGATTTGTAATCAGTAGGTCGTCAGTTCGAACCCGACTACCAGCACCATTACTTTAATGATAACGTTGCAATAGCAACAGGACAACAAAAATGGTAAAAGCAAAAGCAACCAAAAAAGCAGTAGCAAAAAAAGTTACTAAAAAAGCAACAACTAAGAAAGATAAAATCGTAGCAATTGATTTTGATTGGACTAAAGTTGGCGAAAACGTTCAAAAGAACGCAGAGGAAATCAGCAAAAATATTATGAAGAATGCTGAAACAATTGGCAACAATGTCGCAAGAAATTCTAAAGCAGTAGGCGATAGAATGACTGCATACTTGAATAGAAATTTAGGTTAGTATTCAGACCGGGGCCATAGCTCAGCCGGGAGAGCGCCGCATTTGCAATGCGGAGGTCGGGAGTTCGATCCTCCCTGGCTCCACCATTTATAAGGAAGATAGTTGAAAATAATTGATAACGTAATGTCAAACGAAGTCCAAAACAAATGGATTGAGTATTACGAAAATGAAGCAACATTGTCTTATACCGGTGCGGAAACTCCAGGTGGAGCAGTTCACACACAAATTGTTATAAGTAGAAAGCAACTTATAGAAATTTTTGAAATTGATACTTGGCTACAACAACATTTAGATATAAGCCTAAATAAATTGCACCGCTACTATATTAATGTATATAGGCGTGGAGATGAATTAAAAGGCCATAGAGACTTTAATCTTAAAGATGACACAAAATTTTTAAATGTAATTATTTGTTTAAACCCACATGCAAACAATAACTCAGGTATAGAAATAGACGGAGAGTTTGTAGAGGACAAGTTTAATAGAATGGTTATATTAGATGGAGCAAGAGAACACCATAAAGTTATTGCTCCAACAGATGATGTTATTAGAATAACATTATATTTAGGCTTTATAGAAACAGATACCCCAACGGTATGGGGTAAGGTTCACAGAGGTAAGAATCATTGGCACTTAAAGGATTATAGAAATGGAAGTAAATAAATTAGACCCACGTTGGGACAATCAAATTGTAAATTACAATTTAGAAAAACATAACTGGCGTCAGTATTTCTTAGACGCAGTTCAAGAAAAATATCCCCAAATTGAAACATTAGAAACTACTCACAAAGTAATGGATCCAAGAGATTTAAACGACTTTGCCTGGAACATACAACGTATATGTAAAACAGAAGAGTTTGCAAGAAAGTTAGATGACTTTTTTGAAGATGTTATATCCCCACAGATAGACGGTGAGGATTTTATGATACAAGACGTAGTTGGTTTGCGTATGGTAATACCTGACCAAGCAAAGCATGGTAGAACATTAAACTTTCATCAAGGTATTTGGTTTGGCCATGGCCCGGGCATGTATAGTATTTGGACACCGCTCACAGAAGCATGGGGCACAAACACTATGCAAATACTTCCATGGGAAGAAAGTAGAATGATCACACAAAAGACCTATGATGAACAATTAAGTTATCAAGAGATACAAGCATTGTGTTTAGAACATTCAATTCCTTGCACAACATCTCCAGGACAAAGTTGGTTATTCCAACAAGGTCACATACACGGAAACGTAAACAACGATACAGATATTACACGTTGGAGTTTCGACACAAGAATTTTAGTTAAAGGCGGCAACTATGGTAGACGTAGACCAGGTGCTTACTTTAGACTATTTAGGAACTACAGACAGTCTATAAGTAATGTAGACACAAGTAGAACATGGATTAACTACATTGACATGAACAGTCGTTTTTGTAAAACAACACCATTCTTTATCACAAGCATACAAATGGACAAGTTTTGTAAAGACGTAGGCATTGTGCCAGTAGACTATCCTTTAGAATTAAGTTTTTGTCATTGGGAACCAATGCTTGAAGACTTTATAAAAGACCCTAACATAACTGGCATAGTTTTGCCAAGTATTTTAGGATTAACTGAAGACAAAGAAAGGCGAGATTATCTATTTAATTTAGCATTAAGTAATGATACCCATTTACTTTTTGCTGATGAGAGTATATACTTAAACAATGACTCAGAATTAAACTATATCAATGCGATTTTCGAATATATAAACAATGAAGAAGATCCAGATTTATTATTAGGACACACAAGGTAACCAACAATGGCTAAAAAGAAAAAACCCACAGCAACAAAGAACACAACTGCTCCAGCATCACAGAAAAGTCAAGCAGTAACTCCGGCAGAAGAAGATAGCCTGTATCAATTATTAGATTCAAAGGTTGAGATACCTCTTTCTACATTAAGAAACAAGCATATCTTTATAGCAACACCATGTTATGGAGGAGCAATGGGAGAACCATACTTTAGAAGCATGATGAGATTTGTTATTTTGTGTAACAAATATAATATTCAATACACAGTTAGCACACTAGCAAATGAAAGTTTAATTACTAGAGGCAGAAACACATTAACAAGTTTCTTTATGGAAAATACAGCGGCAACACATTTATTTTTTATTGATGCTGACATTGAGTTTAATCCTGAAGATATACTTAGAATGGTTGCATACGATAAGCCAATTGTTGTTGGTGCATATCCTAAAAAAGCAATTAATTGGACAAGCATCTTAGGAGCCGCAAGAAATCCGGATATGAATGAAGATGCAGAAACAATCGAAGGACATAGTTCAAACTATGTTGTAAACTTTGATTTCTTAAAAGATAAAGACGGCAAACCAACTCCACAAGTCCAGGTCGTTGACAACTTAGTTAAACTAAAAGATGCCGGGACAGGATTTATGTGTATAAGGAAAGATGTCATACAGCAAATGTTTGATAAACACCCAGATACAAAATATGTTAATGACATTAATGTAGATCAAAAATTTGAACCATTTATGTATGCATTGTTTGATTGTATTATTGATCCAGAAAGCAGACGTTACTTGTCAGAGGATTATACATTCTGTAGACGTTGGCAAGAAATGGGAGGTGATGTTTGGTTAGATCCTAGAACAGCACTTAATCATGTTGGACATTATACATTCAGAGGAAACATTAGGAAACTGTTTACTGGCGAGAATAATCATAGAAGAGGTCAAGAGGCAGGATAATGAAAATATCAATATTACTTCCAACAAGAGGAAGAACAGAAGTATTAAAAGCAAGTCTAATGTCTCTTTTAGATAATGTTAAAGAACCAAAAGAAATAGAAATCATGTTAGGCATGGATGAAGATGACACTGATGTCATATCCTATGTAAAAGACGAACTAGGGCCTATATTGCAAGAAAAAGGTGTTGAAACAAAAGCAAACATCTTTAAGCCGTTAGGATATACTAATTTACATCAATATGTAAATACATTGGCCGGAAATGCATCAGGAGACTGGTTGTTCTTTTGGAATGATGATTGTTTAATGGAAACAAAAAATTGGGATGAAGTAATAAACTCCTATACAGGACAATTTAAATTACTTGCACCTAATGACAACCACGACGGTCACCCCTATGCTATATTACCTATTGTTCCTAAGGATTGGTTTATACTTATGGGACACCTAAGTCAAAATGCACAGAACGATGCATGGCTAAGTCATATTGCATATATGTTAGGTATTTTTGAAAGAATAGATGTAAAATTTATTCATGACAGAGCAGATATTACAGGTAATAATGATGACGAAACTTTCCGCAATAGAAAGTATATGGAAGGTAACCCAGAAGATCCTGCAGACTTTGGTCATCCTAATATGCAACAAGCAAGAGTAAATACTGCTCATAAGATTGCTTGGTTCTTAGAAGCCACAAATAACGGTGATTTAACTTGGTGGGAAAAAGTAAAAGCAGGTGAGCAAGACCCATTTGAAAAAATGGTTTGGGCAGAAGGTGTAAAAGGTGCTGGACAGTTAGAAGCATTAGATGACGAACTACCCGATGATACTATAATTACCCTTTAAAATCAATAACTTAAAATCCTAAAAAAGCGGTTGACAAGACGCTATTTTCTGCTATAATGTATACTTAATTGGAGTATTCATATGGCCACACATGCTATGATAGACATAGAAACATTAGGCACAAAGCCTGATGCAGTCATATTGTCTGTAGGAGCAATTAAGTTTGATCCTTTTAATAGCAATGAACCATTTGACGGAAAGCATTGGCGTCTCGATGTTGATGCACAAACAGAAAAAGACCGCGAAGTTAATGAAGATACATTGGCTTGGTGGGCAAAGCAAGATCCTGAAATACAGGAAGATGCATTTGGTGAATCTGGAAGAACTGATGTATTTCAGTTTATGAAAGAATTAAATGCATGGCTCACAGGGTGTGAGTCTGTTTGGTGTCAAGGGCCACAGTTTGATATGGTTATATTAGAAAACTTCTTTGATACTTTTGGACATCATAAAAATTGGTTCTACTGGCAGATTAGTGATTGCAGAACACTATTCAAACTTATGCCAAGAGATCCTCGTAAAGATATCCAGGAAAACTTGCATAATGCTTTAGAAGATTCTAGGTGGCAAGCAGTATGCGTTCAGAAGTTCTATAGGGACTTCAAAGTGCTACCTAGATAATGAAAGTATGCACGTATGGTCTTTCGTAAATTGGGTTGGACAAAGTCCTGTAAATTCCCTAAGTGGACTGCATACTTTCAGTTTATTATGCTCCGTTCGTCTAGTGGTTAGGACACCGGGTTTTCATCTCGGCAACAGGAGTTCGACTCTCCTACGGAGTGCCACTAAATAATATTATGGGACAATACACAGATAAGATTAATAAAATTGCTGAAGACTTTAATACTATAGAAGAGTATGAAGTTATTTCAAGCATACTTGCCCAAAATGGTTGTTTAATACTTACCTACAAACACGGTGGATATAAAATTACAGCAGGTGATAACGGTGGCGAATATAATGGACATAAATTAAAACCAAACGAAGTAAAAATAGTTCCATCCAATGAGGAATATTATTTAACTCTTAAAAAACAATACGGTGGAAGAGAAGAAATAACGTTTACAGAACGTTTAGGCAAGTATAAAAAAAGACTAAATAATTTTATAGAAAGGAAACTTAAAAAATGATTTGGGTAGATATAACTGGACAATTAAAAAACAAAAAACTTATTGCTGAAATTTCAGAACAAATACTTAATGACTACTTACCTAAAACAAAAAGAAATAAATTTGTAGATGTATTTGTATCTACAGTATGTGATGATCAATGTGCTGGTCTTTGTTCTGGAGATAAGCATGGTGCAGAAATAGAGATAGCAAGAACGTCACATGGTGAGCGTTATTCATACTCTGAAATGATACAAACATTATGCCATGAACTAGTCCATGCAAAACAATTCTTAAAAGGTGAATTGCATGGTGTTAATATGAACCGTTGGTATAAACAAGATTTTTCAGAAGTGTCATACAGAAAACTCCCATGGGAAATGGAAGCCTATGGTAGCGAAAAATGGTTATACAAAACATTTTTTAAGGACGAACTTAAATTAGATTAATAAATATAAGTATGGAAATAAATTTAGTAGAACCAAAAGATACAGCATTACACACAGTTGCAAACATTAATCCGTTTGATGATAAAGATATTAATTGGGAAGAACGTGAAGCAGAAATGTTTCAACTTATGAAAGATAGGTTCGGCATAGGCCTTGCTAGTCCTCAATTAGGCACCAACCATAGAATGTTTACAATGACGTTGTCAACAGGCGAAAACATAGGTGTTTACAATCCTGAAATATTAGAGTTTAGTAAAGAAACAGTTAGTATAGAAGAAGGATGTTTAACATTTCCGTTATTATATTTCATAGTAACTAGACCAGAAAAAGTAAAAGTAAGATTTCAAACAGTAGATCAAGAAGTAGTTGAGGATTGGTTAGATGGCATAGATTCAAGATGCTTCCAGCACGAATTTGATCATTTGCAAGGCAAATTATTTTTAGATTATGCTAGTGACATGAAACTGCAACGTGCGATGAAAAAACGTGATAAGCAAATTAAAATTTTACAAACAGATTTAGCCTTGCGTAAAATTGAAAATGAGTCTTAATTATCCATTCTGGGTTAATGACTTCGATAGAGTCAGAGACTATAAACAAAAATACCCTTTAGTAAGTAAGATATTCGAATATCCTACAGCATTCTGGTATGGTGAACGTAACGGCAGAGAAATGAAAGATTTAGACAAAAGTCTTAAAAGACTTTTTAGAAGAACTTTGCCTTGTTTACCTATACTAGTAATCTACAATTTACCTAATAGAGACATTGGCCAGTATAGCAAAGGTGGTGCAAAAACAAAAGAAAGTTATCTAAACTTTATAGAAAGTTTTGCAAAAGGTATCGGAGAATTGTCGCCAATGATAATTTTTGAACCAGATGCTTTACCTCATTTAGGAGAAATGGGAGACCAAGATAAAGCATTTAGAATTGAACTAATGAAAGAAGGATTAGAAATACTTACACGTTTGTCTAAGGCCCATGTTTATATTGATATTGGTCACAGCAATTGGTTATCTCCTTTAGAAGCAAGTAATTTAATAAGTTCTGTTACAAATGAGCATGTAAGAGGCTTTGCAGTCAATGTAAGCAACTACAGAACGTCTAAGGAGTCTTTAAATTGGAGTTTAAAGGTATGCGAGTATAGAAGTAATGACTATTTTGTTATAGATACAAGTCGCAATGGTAACGGTCCTCATGGTAATGATTGGTGTAATCCTCCAGGAAGAGCATTAGGAACACCTCCTACTTGTGATACAGGACACGAAAAATGTGATGCTTTTGTATGGGCAAAAGTGCCAGGCGAGAGTGATGGCAAATCAAATGGTGGACCTCGAGCAGGACGGTTTTGGGGTGAGATGGCTGAAGAATTAGTAAAGAATACTATTTGGATTTCTTAGTTCTTCGTTTAATACTTCTTTACCTGTGTGCTTTGTAAAATGAAACATTCTAAAATCACTATCATCACAACGTTCAAATTCTTCTCTGTTTCTCACTAACGTATTAAACTCTGGTTGATATCTAGCAACATCTATACCTTTATATATTGTGATAAAATTAAACATTGTTTCGTCACATATTTCTAATGCAAAGTTACCTGCTTTACTATATACTTCTTTGATTGTGTTTAAGTAATCCATTTCCTTCCATACATCTTTTGTTAAAGTTATCACACCATTATTGTTTTGCCATATCATTCTATTAGGTGCAACATTAAATATTTCACATAATTTTTCTGTTTTATTATGTATTCCTTTACCTGGTAAAGGCTTAGTATAATGTATTGCACATTCTACATTTAAAAAATTTTCTTTTAATTTTTGATTAGGCATACCTTTATGAATTACATCAAAGTCAATGTATGTTAGTTGATCATATGTTTCAAAATACTCTTCGAACAACATAAACTTAATATTAAATATATCGTTATGTCCCAACATAGGCATAGAGTATTTAGAAAATAGTTGTTTGCAATACTTAGTATCGTTTACAAATTTGTAATCGCTATCAAAGTAATCTGCTAACTCTTTATGCTTTTTAACAGACAAATCAATATAGTCTTGTGTATATTGTTCGTATATTTCTGGGACGTAAGCACCTGAAAGGTTGCTCCATGGAATATAGAAAGTAAAGAATCCGTGCATGTAAGTATTTAACTTACTTTTAACTTACACCTGAAGGGTCTTGATCCTTCTGCATTTCGTCGTCAAAGTCTTTATCAGACATACCATCAATCTCTACTTCTTGTGGACCAGCAGTATCTGGTAATGCAGGAACTTCTAAAGAGTTTTCTAAGTAATGTTTTGCATCACTAATGTATCCTTTACTTTTAGTAATCTTAGCCTGCCACCAATGTGGAAAGTCAGAATCAGGAAGTTCATCTAACATTTTAAAAAGTTCTACAGCATATTTGCCTATTTGATAAATGTCTCGCCTAACCATGTCTCTTTCGTTATCAACATGGCCTACTGCAAGTTTCTCAACTGACCCTGCATCTTTTTCGGTTACAATGCCTGCTAATTTTTGTATTCTTTCTATATCGTTCATGTAACTATTTATCTTCAAGCAGATTATTTAATTTCTTTATAAGCAATTTTATTTCATTTCTTTGATTGAATAATGATTGGTTATGCTCGAGCATATCTAGACTTTCTTTGCTGTTTAAACGGTCTTGTAGTTGTTCTAAGGGCATAGCACATATCTCATCTATAAGTTTAAAGTAACTAATTACACATGCTTTATACGAACTATTATCGATTACTGTATCAAAAAATTCATCCCAACAATGATAACCTAATTTTGATAGCATAGATGAATAATTAGGTATACCGAATCCTATAAATGGCACACCATACACAAAATTCTTATATGTTTTTTCTGTTAAAAAAGAGTTATCTAATATTTTTAAATTCTCATCAAACATACAACCAGAATCTAATCTTCTATGTGTTTCCATAGGCATGTTTATGCCTCCAGTATCAGTAACATGAGTATCAAATCTCCATTCCTTATTACCATCTATGCTATCATAGATCTCTTTTGTAATATACTCATCGTTAAACACATAAGATATATCATCTGCTATTTGAGAAACAGTTTCAGTAAAGTCATAGAAGTTCCTAGTTTCATTTACATCAAAATGCCAAGAGTAATGTGACTGCTTATCATATCCTTTAGATCTCAAAAAGCCATTAGCAATAACTCTTAGTAGTCTTGGTCTTTTCATAAAACAAATCAAATGTTTTTCAAGTTTACGAGGCTTTATTTCTCTAAACAAGTTATCATCTGTTGCATGCCAATGGTATGCTGAAGCAAACATATCATAATTGATTACTTCAAAAGGACAATAAAATTCTTCTTTGAAATTATTTACTGCTGATTGTGATGTAATAATCTTTACCCTGTCTGCAGGGATGCCTCTCATAGCCATTTGATGTAGTAGTAGATAATAATTTAATCCTACAAAGTCTTCAAGTGTCGTATCTATAATAAGTATCGAACTTGAACACGAGCCGTCTAGTCTTACCATTTCTGAAGAAATAAAATTCAAATGCCCGTTATCTAAATTAGATACTGCATCTAATGATAAAAAATAAATGGTGTTCTTAAACTTATCAGACTGATATGTAAAACGAATATCTTCATCTGGTATACAATATTCTAGTTTATAACGTTTAAGTTGTCCCCAAACTGTTTTGTCCGGACTAGAATCTTCTGAGCCGAAAAATTCATTATAAATATTGATTGTCATAGTAGTATTTAAACCGAATGTTTAAATATTAGTAATTAGAGTGGCTTAACTGTTTTTACACCTGTTAAGATACATATTGTAATCTCTTTTTTGATCTTCCGGTGAACGTTTCATTTGTCGACCTGTTTCTCTTTCTGTCTCTGATCTCCAATCTGAAAAACTTAGTGGACTACCGTCGCTCATTACTGTCATGCCATTAACTGTTTTAGTAGATTGCTCGTCTAAACCTGATAACTTACGCAATCTATTTAGATCGTCTGTTAGTTCTTGGTCTGGCTCGCCATGATCTTTCCAATCTGCATTATCAACTACTTGTTCTATGTAACCATGAACTACTTCATCTCTGTCATCGTCCATGTGCAAGTTATGATCCATTGCATACTCAGTCATTTCCTGATCAAGTTCTTGCATACTTAAACCTAAAACTTCTGCTAAGTCTTCTTCACCATTTTCGTATGCAATAATTAATTCATTGTATGCTTCTTCTTCACGGCTTTGTTCTGCACTTGCGTCAAAACTTTCTTCCATTTCTGGTTCTTCCATTTCTGGTTCTATAAGGTTGTTCTGAACTAATATATCTTTAGTCTCATCATCAAGTGCCCAGTCTGGTGGATTATCGTCACTATCTTCCCAAGCACTAATTATTGCTTGTTCTATATCATTTTGGTCATCTACATATTTTGAAACTTTATCGTAAAATGCTTCTGCGGCATCCATTCCTGAATCTTTTACTCTACCTTCATCAACACCGTAGTCTGATCTAATGTCTGATAAGTCCACAGATTCTTTTCTATCCATTGGATTTGTAATATTATCTAAAGCATCTAATTCTGTTGGCTCAGGTTTCATATCATCTTCAGGTTCACTGTCGTCTCCTGCTACTAAATCCATATCTTTAATTGCAACTTGGACAACTTTCATAGCAAACTTTTTGTCATCATCTTCAAGTGCCAATAAACTGCCTTCTTTATATCTATCTGTTAAAGTATCAATTATTTTACTAAGTTTAGTGCTTACTGCTAGACTATTTTCATCTTTAGGATCTATTCTTTCATTTATTTCTGATAATAGATTAGCAGGTGATTTTAATAATGCTTGAATAAATTGTTCTTTCTTAACTTCTGGATCGTTTGGATCTGATCCTTCTGGAAATCTGTTTGCAATACTGTATTGTGCAGAACTTTTGCCTGGTTCTAAAAACATTACTTTACCAGGATTAATTTCTGTTTCGAATTCTACAGGTGCATCTTCTTGAACATCCATCCCTGCTAGTCTTCTTAAAATATTTAAATCTTCGCTCATTTTTTCGCCTACTATTTTTTTATATACTAAATCAAATACTTGGTTATTCATTTCACCGAATTGTCTAGTAAAAATTTGTTTTGCTGATTCTATATCAGGTGCATTATTAAGTGATACTCTAAAAGCACTTGCACTAGAAACCTCTTCCATATCATCCATTACATTCTCTATCGGAGCAATGTAACCTCTTACACTCATTGGTTGAGGATCCTTCTTATAAGTATTTATCATCTGATAATACTTTGGACCAGGTTCTCCGCGGACTTTCATATCTAGTCCAGTCTTTGCATCTACATTATTCATTGGAAAACGTTCTCTAACATCTTTTTCTCCAACTGCAAAAAAGATTTCTACTTTTTCTGGATCAAAATTATCACTCATTTTACTGAAATTTGCTTCATAATCCATATTATGATAAGGCCTAGGTGCAAGTAAAACTTTACTTGGATCTATGCCATGTGCTTTAGCAATCTGTCTTTTTTCTTCAAAATTGAATGGTGATTTACCTGGTTCTACTTTATCTGAGGTGCCAATATATACATCTGCTTCTGGAAACATTTGCTCAATGGCTCTGTATACTTTTACATGATGTGAAAGCATAGGTTGAAATCTGCCTGGATATATAACTACCTTTTTCATATTTAGTATTTATCTAAATTTTATACCTTATAGTAAGTCCAAGTTTTTCTTCACAATGCATTGTGCTTGTAGCATGTAATACTTTAGAATCAAACTGTATTAAATTTCCAGGCATAAACTCATATGGTGTTCCAGACAGTCCAAACCAAAAGTCTTTTGGTTGCCAATTTAAATATCTATTGTATAGATAGTTTGGGATTGGTTGATCTGTTTTATTATCTATATCGTAATCATAAGGACGGCCACTAACACCTTCGTTAAATTTAAATTTTATCTTTTCATTGTTTGTCCATGTAATACCATCGCCTGCCCATGACTGATCAAAAACTATAAGGTATGGATTTAATCCATTTATAACTCTTAATGGTATAACAACATTGTCTTTTTCTACATTATGGAAATCTGAATGAGGATAGTAAGGTGTTTTGTGTTTATAAAAATGACATACTCGTATTCTATCTGTGTCTATTGAGTTTACTTGTTTTAAAACATTTATTGCACCCAGTCCACTTGCTTTTTTCATACTAGCAGTATCATATTCATCAGCAGAGTCGTAGACCTCTACAAGTTCATTAATAACATCTTGTGATAATGCATTCTTAATATAAATTGTTGTCATTTAATAAGGTCGCCATAAACTTAACTCGCCTATTTCAATATGTTGTGGCAAATTTATTGCATGTGCAATTTGTTCAGCACATTCTGGAGCAGTAAGCATGTTTGCAGTTACACCTTCGGTCATTTTTGATTCTACATACCCAGGATTTACATTGATCACCCTACATTTTCTACTACCTTTAAACATCAGCAAGAATGCCTGATGTGATAGAGCGGCCTTGTGTGCTGAATAACCGGTTGTATTTCCACTCATACCAGGATATTTACTAAGGCTTGAAATATTTACAATGGTTTTAGTCTTATCTCTTTTCCAGAAGTGCCATAATCTATTTAAAATATAAACCTGTGCTAAACTGTAATATGCATTATTGATAAACACATCACAGTCTAATGATTCTTGCACTATCCTTTCTATAGCACTATCTTCTTGTATATCGTAACCGTTTGAACGACTAAAGCATACAACTTCATGTTCTTGCGACAGCATGTCATATAGTGCTTTTCCTATTCCGCTAGTGTGCCCTGTCAGTGCTATTTTCATATCTTACTCCTACTATGTGGTATCTGTTATCGTCTCCATAATTTACTGCTGTATGAAAACCTGATGTGTTTACAAAATAACTTTTGCCTTCTTCTAAATGATAATGTTTTACGCCTGTTTCTTTTGTGTTTAAAGGCACTTGCAAATAAAAGGCTAAAAATGCTCTCTCATTTGTTTTTACAGGAATATGTATTCTAATATTATTTTTTTCACCTAGACTATCTTGGTGAACACTATATGTTTGCTTTGGTGCAACTCTTAATAGCCTCCATCGATAAAATTGAGGATATTTTTGAACTAATAAATCTATACTTGTATTTTCGAATGCTTTATTAAGTGTAGAATAATAACGTTCTGGATATTGCAAGTCTTTCATTTTTCCAATACTGCATTTCCAATCGTTATCACCAGATATGCTTGTCAAAGATATTTGATCTTCGTTAAGTAAATTATACTCGACAAGAACAGGATATAAATCCTGCCAAATTTGATGAGTATCTATTTCGTCTGCAAATTCAACTAATTCCATGCAACCATTTTAAACTGTTCCGGTTCAACTCCAAAAAAATCTGACTTCCATTTGCTTTGTGCAAAAAAGTCGAGCCCATGCCATTCATCCTTTCTTTTGATAAGTGTCTGTGCGGCATCGTCCCAATCAGTATTTAACACAATTTTTTCTATTTTTTCTTGTTTTGCGGCTACAGTTTCGTAGTCAAAATCGTCCCATTCAAAGTGAAATACTTCGAATACATGCGGATAGTCTACATAGTCTATGCTAATATCTATGCCCCATTTAGGACGCATTTGTGTAATTTTATGTATTAAAGGTAACCCTTCTGCATGAGCCATTAATTGTTCTAGAGCGTATCCGTGATAACTTTTACGTTCGTATAAGTCAGCATGATTAAGATGGACACCTTTGGTGCTTTCATCACGATCTACAAACCAATCTTGTTTAAGACTATCTCGCCATCTAGTATTTTTAACATAGCCGCTATTAACTTCAGCATACATCTTTTCTAATGGCGTTAAATCATAACCATTTTGATCAAAATGTTTGAGATCATTTTTGTTAGGAATGTATCCTATATCGATTGCTGTTCCCCATGATCTACGAGGATTGAGTTTATTTTCTGTTTTTATTAAGTTCATGTTCTGTAATTTCTACAACTAAACTACCTGAACCTTTTAATATTCTATGATACTCGAATGCGTTAATATGTATAGTGTCGCCTTCTTTAAGTTCAACAGGTAATCTATTGTCTTTTTGAAACTTCCAACCGTTGCATTCTATAATTCTAACGGTTCTATTTTTTCTGTCTCTGTGCCATACTAACTCTGACTCGTCAGTGTGTTCTCTAAATATTCTTTCAAATTTGTTAGGAGCAATGTCCTTTTGGATATATGGGTTTACCACCACTTGCCGCCTTTTACTAAACCGTATCGTGGTAAGCGACATGCCCAGTAACCGGCTTTCATTTTATCATTTTTCTTTTCACAATTATGTCTGGCCGCAAATGATTTGGCTCTCTTTTTGTTACCTGCCTTTGTTCTTAAACCTGTAACATCACCAAATGATATTTTTTTAACTCTATCTGTTTTAGGGTTCTTGACATAGACGTAATACTTCTTGCTACCACCTCTTTTAGGTTTATTAAGTTCTACTTTCTTACCTTGATATTCTGCTTCTTTAATATGAGAAACATCTAATTGAGCCAATACCTTTTCTGTAACATCATTAAGACTTAAAACATCACTAGGATTACTAGTGAAGTCACTAATTAATTGGCCTCCATCTTCTTTCTCATCTAAACCTAAATCTCGTAAACTTGCGACACTAAATGTTGATGCTATAGAATTTTCTATCTCATCTGATGTGCTGTAAATATGTTCGTTTCCTCTAAAATGATTTGTAATGTAGTCTACCATTGCGTCACGTATAATACTTCTTTCTTGACCTTCAAACATTGCATCATTAACTGAACGTGGATTACCTGGTTCAAAACTCTGTTTAAAGTTTTGTTTCAAAAATTCTATTGTATCTTTCTTTTGGAATGCTGGTAATTCTTTTGCATAGTCTACGACACCTATTTTTGCAAAACCATTACAACTAGGACAAATTGCATCACCACGTATGTTTCTTCCTGTAGGTATACCCATGTCGTCAGCATCCATTCCACCGCCACTACAAAGTGGGCAATCTTTTAAATGACTTATAGGACTTTTTGCTAAGTTCATTTGTAAATGAGGATGGCCACTGCCTTCTTTTAATCTCACATCGTATAACATTTTAGCAGTAAGTTGAATAACATCTGCTAGTTCTGAATTTTCACTTTCTAGTTCTGCATACAATTCATGTGCTGACATTTCAGTCCAGCGATTTTCATCGCCTAATGCCTTAGCAATCATTTTAGCCACCGCGGCCTCATCTGCCTGTGCAGAACTACTATCTTCTTCATACAAGCCGCTATCTAAAAATTTGGAAAAATACTCTCTAGTTTTTGCTTTGTCTAGTTCAGGCATTTGTTGTCGTAGTATAGAAGGTAAATCAAATACATTATTTTTACCTGATTTAACATATTCATTATGCAAATATTTTAGCATCTGCATTACTTCTTTTTCTTCTTTGTTTGAATCTTCATCAATATTTTCATTTGGAAATGCTATCTGTTTTGCCTTAGCGGCTAAATCTGAAGCCTTTGCTCTACCTAGTTGTGGGTAGTCTGTTCTAAGTTGTTGGACTATCATTCTAGGATCGTCCATGTTAGGCATCATTTTTGCGGCCTGTTTTATAACTTCTTCGTCACCTGGGTAATTGTCTTTGGCCTGTTGTCTGTCTACATTTTGTTGATCAAACTTAATGATTTCTACCCAACTGGCATTTTCCATCTCTCCTTGATCACAACCGTAGTTGCCCCAACCATAACAACTGTCTTCATCATTGTCATAGTCACCGTCCATGTATGACGATCCGCTACACTCTGGACATACACCATCTATAACACTTTGTTTTTCCCAATCGTTCCTAACACCATCTAAAGCAGTCTGTAAATCATCGTATGCTTCTTTGCGTTCTTCGGCATCATAGTAATCATCAGGCTCACCAATCATTCCCTCTTCTGCTTCTTCAATAGATTCATCTTCATTCAGATATGGAACATCCAACCAAACACGACCTACACCTTTTAGTTCAACACTTTCGCCTATGTCGGTGCCAAGCATTTCTTCACTTTCCCAATCTAACTCAGGCAGTGAACCTGCTTCACGTAATTGTTTGGCATATTTGAATGTATCAAAGTAGGCTTCACTTTGATATCTGAAAAGGCTATCGCATAATGGAACCTGTTTCTTTACATGTTCTGCCAGTGCTTTTAATGATTCGTTTATTGGATTGCCTGACTCATCAGGATCTTTAAATCCTGATCCTGATCCTTCGACACTTTCGATTAATTTTTTCTGTATATTATTGAAGTCATTTAATTGCATAACAACTATTTATCATTTTCTTTAGATACCCAAATTATCTTAACACCACGTCTTACAAGTTCATTGGAACACTTTTGTTTGATCTTAGGCTTCTGCCCATCATTGATGTATTTGATTAGTTCTTCTTTAGGGGTATTCTTAATGTAGTAATGATTGGTTACTATTCCTTGACCTTTGACTAATGTAGTCTGCGATGGTTTGAATTTTGTTGGCATTTTTCTCCTGGTTAAAACTATACTTTATTTAGTTCAAACAGGAGAAAAATAATTTGAATTTTAGCCTTTTTGGACTAATGTGTATATTCCGTATCCTAATCCTGCCCATGCGGCGATTTTAACTATTCCACCAAACATGATTATAGAACCACAGACTGCAACTAAGGCTACTCCGTCTAATGATGTTCTTTCTCCGAGTCTGTCTTTGACCCATGCTTTTGCTACGTTTAACATAGTATTCTCCTATTTTTTCTTTTTAAGTTTTGATACTTCTTTTTCAAGTGCAACTATTCTGTCTGCTAGTCTAGGATATTGTGCTAACCATTTGTCTTCGCGACTAGCAATTTCTAAATCATATCGCTTTGCTACCCACTCCATTGTGTTATCCATTTTTACTTGAAACCATACACCCATTTTGGTGTTTTTAAACCACTGATAAAAACTACTACCTATAATACTAGATAGTATAGCCTTTAGTGATAATATTAATAACCAATACATATTATTTTCCTTTTGATTTTGCTACTATTTGTTTTACTGCTTTAATAGTATCAGTGTTAAATCTAATTGCATCACTACCATAACGTAAAACTGTCATAGGACTAATGTTCATTTGTTTAGCCAACCATAATACAACCTCAAGTTCGTCGTCGTATAGTTTACTTTGGGTCAATTCGTTGGCATCTAAAAACTTGTTTAATTGTGAATGCTTTGGATCTTCTATACCGATCCACGTTGGTCTAGCTCTGGGCCCAGTGTGACTTACCATTTCGCTTGGATTATGACCATAGAACCAAAAATCATTTATAAATTCTTCTGCATCGGTATATCCTTTTACAGGTATGGTTGCCTTTTCTTCAATTGTTTCTTCTTCTATTGCTATTGGTGTGAAGTCTTGCATTACATCTTCTATAGAGCCTTCACCAGCATCAACTATTTTGCCCTGTGGGTCTAATAATACCCAAGCATTGTCGTCTTCGTTGTAGCCTTCTTCTCTGGCATTTATTACATAGCCATTGCTAAGTTCAATAGGTGTGTCACTGTATTCCCAGGAACTGATAGCATCTAATACTTCTTCATGTGGCAGTTTTGGATAGATGACTCCACCAAAGTTGCCTGTTGTGATTTCTTTGATAAGCATAATTACTTACCCTTGCTGTTGCCCCAATTCTTAGCACCTTTCTTTCTGCATTGAACTAGAGCGCCTGAGGCGTAGGCACTTGGCCATACTTTATATCTGCTTTTTACTTTGTGATAACAGGCATCTTTTTTGCCTTCTGCTTCATCTATGTGATGTATATCACCGCCGCAACTTGGACATTTGTTAAATGGAATAGGACTTTCTAATGCTAATTTACCATTATCTCTTTTATAAATCCTTTTGCCTACTAATTGTGCAAGTTTTTTTAAAAACTTTATTCCGTCCTCGTCCTGTGCTTTGTCTTCTATTTCATCTATTACTGCTTTTAGCAATGTTATCTTATCTGCAGAATATGCCGCTTCGTCCATTTGTGCTTTAATTTCTGATTTTTTATTTTTTCTATCGTAATCTTTTGGTGACTTGTGAGCACCTGCTCCACTCATGTTGCGTGAATTTTTTGCCACGGGATTATTTTGTTTTGGAAGTTCAGGCTTTTTTGATTCTGGCATATTATCCCTCGCATCTTTAAACTTTTTGTTTAATTGCATGGGATCACCTAAAGGATCAAAGTTTGGATTTTCTTTATCGTATACAACTTCAAAACTCATTGGAGTTCCGTCTCTGCCGTCGACATCACCCTTGCCCATTGAAAGTCTACCTTCGTGGTTTCTAATACGAGTTTTTAATTGCTTGATCATTCTTTGATCTTTTTGTGCTTCAGCATAGTCTAAATACATTTCTAGTTGGGGAAGTTGAATGCTATAATTATATGAACTTTGATTCATGTAGTCTGTAACTTTTCCAATGCCTGCTCCACCTAAAGCAATAGCACCTGTTACTGCGGCAACTTTAGCACCTTTCTTAATATCCTGCATAGATATTTCATCTAGTTCTGCTTCTCCTACAAATCCTGCATTATCATAAGGATGTGGACTCTCATGTCCTGTATTAGGTTTTACTATCTTAGGTTTTTTAGAGTTTGCTCTTACATGCTTTGCACGTTCAATAAGACTTTTCATTTCATCTACTTTTTCACTCATAGATGCATGTTTGGCCGCCATGTGTTTCTTATATTTTGCTGAGCCTTTTTTGTGTGGACTTTTGCCCTCTATCTGTGTTAGTTTCATCTTACTCGAATTTTCCGGAGTAATATACAGTAACTATAGCATCTCCGGCACTTGCAGTTCCTGTGGTTACAACCGCATTTACAACTGTGTCTGATAGATACTTATATTTAGGCGCACTTTTAGTTTGTGTATTAACATCAAACTCTGCAAATAGCCTATCTACATCTCCACTATCACCTACTGTTATATTTGTTACATTATTAGCATCGGTCCATGTAGCATCTTTTTCTGCTACTATTTGATGAATCCATGTTCCGGCACTTGCAGTTCCTAGTGCTACAGTTCCGCCGTTATATGTGACAGTTGTTTTTTTATACTGGAGTTTTGGTTGTTCAATTGTATCTAACTGTGTTTTTGTTACACCATGATCGGCTTGTGAACCAGAACCAATAGATATATTTTCAATTGCACCATCTTTGTCTGTAAAACTAATTTGTGAACTATCACTACCTACTATAATAGGACCAGCCTTACCTAATTGGACATTGGCTGAGACACCGGCTATTCCATAATTTTTTACTGAATCTACCATGTTATTATACTCCTATTAAGCAATATTACCAAGATCACTATTACTATTCTGTGCATTCTGAATAGAACCATAATCGGTAACTGTTACACTATCACTAGCAACTAGAACACTGATTGTTGCATCGCCATCACTTGAGGCTCCATTAACAACATTGTATCTTAATTGTCCTGGTGAAGTGTATTCATATTGGTATTGTGAGTGGTATTGGCCTGTTGCAGTAACATCCATATCGCCACTTCTCATAAATCTACTTGCATTGTTAGTATCACCAACTTCAATATAGTCACCTGAACCGCCGCTTGTCCAAGCAACAGGAACATCAACAGTAACAGAAATAATTCTTGTTCCTGCACCTATGTTTGCAAAGTTTACAGCACCTGAATCGTGTTCCACATCAACTGTGATATGTTGAACAAGATCACTTGATGTAGCATCTAATTGTGCTTTTGTTACAGCATGTGAAGCCGCTGTTGCGTTTGCAATAGCAATCTTTTGAAGGGCATCACCTGATGTATAAAATCCGATAGCACTGGCATTACCTGTTAAATATGAACCTTGTTTACCAAGTTCAACATTAGTGCTAACGCCTGCTAAGTTATATTTTTTGACTGTAGCCATTTATATCTCCAGAGATAAATTTTTTGTAATTACAAATGTATTTATCAAATCTGCATAACAAAAAAAACAATACTGTATAAGTAGTTGTATGTGGAACTATAGAATAACATACAGACCGTCAGATATAGAGCAAGGTTACGGCATTAGAGAAATTTTTTACAATGATAATGGTGAACCAGTTAGTTATACTACTAACTCAATTGATCCATATGGTGAATCTAAAGAAGAATTAATTAGCGATTTAGCACATATGATACAAGCAATATCGCAAGAAGTTGTTGATTTAGATGAACTAGATGCTATATTTGAGACTAAAAACAATTCAAACACTAAAGAAGATTTACAAGAAGCATTAGATATATTGAATAAAAGTATTGACAACGACTAAACAATACAGTATAATACATACATGTTCGATAATAATGTAAAACGTATAGGTTTCTGTTGCAAGTATCTTGATTCCGATCAGACACAAAAGCCTAAAGTCCTTAAAGAATTACAGCAACCCTACACAGATAGATCTACTACTGTGGCTTGGTGCAATAGACAGGACAAGGCAGTAGCAGAAGAAAGACTCTTAGATATTGTTACACACAATATGCAGGCCGCTTATAACTTAGTTGAGTATGTAGGAACACTACCTGCAGAAAGGCGTATGGTTAGATTGTCTAGCAGTCTTATACCAATGGCTACTGAGCCCAATTGGCGTTATGTATTCGAAGATGCTACAGTTCGCAAGGAACTTGAACGTGGCTTTGGTAAAGTGGGTGATGTTGCAAGACTCAATGATGTAAGACTAAGTTTCCATCCTGGACAATTTACTGTCCTTGCTAGTGACAAACCTGATGTTGTTGAACGTAGTTTAGATGAGTTTGAATACCATGCTGACATGATACGTTGGATGGGGTTTGGTAAAGAGTTTATGGACTTTAAATGTAACGTTCATATATCAGGTAGACAAGGCCATCAAGGTATTATAAACATGTTAGATAGACTCAGCCCTGAGGCTCGTAACACAATCGCTATTGAGAATGACGAGATGTGTTGGGGTTTAGATGAGAGTCTTAAATTGCGTGAGCATGTGGCACTTGTATTAGACATACACCATCATTGGATTAGAGACGAAGAATATATTAGTCCTACCGATAGTAGAATTAAAATGATTATAGACAGTTGGCGAGGTGTTAGGCCTACACTACATTACAGTTACAGTAGAGACCATGGTCTAGCAATGGCACTGAAAGAAGGCGAAGAAATTAACCACAGCAAAATGCAAGACTTACCGGCACTACTAGAGGCAGGTGCTAAGAAACAAAAACTTAGAGCACATTCAGATTACTATCCTAACGTTGAAGCAAATGACTGGGCACTTAGTTTCTGGGATCAGTTTGATATACAATGTGAGGCAAAAGCAAAAAATTTAGCAAGTGAGCAGTTATGGCAACAAGCAATAGCAACCTCCTCATAATCGGTGACAGTTTTGTTGCAGAAGACAACGGCAAACATTGTGAATGGGCATGGTGGAATCGATTAGCAAAAGACAGTGACAGCCAACCTATCAATCTTGCTATCACAGGAGCCAGTAATTTTAACATATGGCACCAACTCGAATACGCATTTAAGAATTACAAATTTAATAAAATCTTAATTGTATTAACTGCACCTAATAGGATAGAAAAAAATAATACGTCTGTCAATGAGGTAATTACTTACGAACATTTTAAAAATAAAGATATAACATCTTGGGCAGTTCATGATAGATTGGCTCAAGGAGAATTGACTGCTGAGTTAGTAGACACATACTTTGATTTTAAAATTGCTGAAAGTAAAGACCGGATAATTGCTGAATCAATTTTACATAGTGCAGAAAAACGCCCATGCGTAATACTTCCTAACTTATTTACAGGGTTTACAAAGTATCATTTTAATATAATTAGAGAAGCATGTCCTGTAGATTATTCAGATGTTGTGACTGGTGTATTAGACGAACCAGAAATAGGCCACATACATAAATCGTGGCACGATAAGTTTTATAACAAGCATAAGGAATTATTTCTTGCTAAACTAGATTAGTTTTAGAAGGTCAACTGGCGCCAGTTTTTCCTTTGTTCAATGTTGGAACAGTCATTTGCAGTTCTCCTGCTCTATATAGCCTATCCTAAGAGGGAGGCAATTTTATCATTACTGTTAGACTGAAATATTATCTGTCCAACGTTAATATTTAACAAATGATACTAAAACCATAAAGAAATAGGTTGTTTTTAGCATCGTTTTAAGTTATACCATTATTTTAGATACCTTAAACTTAAAGTAATTAAATAGATGCATGATAAAAGAAAATTCGAAATTTAAAAACGAAGTAGTCTCATTCAAACTAGGATCAGGCGAAGAAATAATTGCTAAAGTAAAATCGCATGACGATGATACATTCGAACTGAATAAAGCAGTAGTCTTAGCGATGGCACCAGATGGCAGTGGCATTAGGCTTATCCCATGGTTAATGTCAACAAACACTGATGATATTTCGCTAAATAGATGTAATATCTTAGGATATGCAATTACATCATCAGACATAGCAGATCAATACACACAGTCAGTATCCAGTATACAGATAGTCAAATAATTGACTTTAACTAAAAATATGCTATAATATAGTATATGTTTTAATTAGGAAGTGTATGAAAAGAATAATATGTTTGATTCTGGCATTGTCATCTACAACACATGCTAACCAATTGCCCTTTACCGGACCTATTGATTTAGGTGCAGAAATAGAGTGCCTAGCATTAAATATCTATCACGAAGCAAGAAGTGAAAGAACTGCTGGTATGTGGGCAGTAGCAGATGTAACTATTAACAGAGTTAAAAGTATATCATATCCTAATACAGTATGCGAAGTAGTGTATCAAGGTCCAGTATACGAAAGTTGGAAAACAGCAAGGTTTGATCATTTACCAGACAGTGAAAGAATTTACAATCCTGTAAAAGGCATGTGTCAATTTAGTTGGTATTGCGATGGTAGAAGCGATGAACCCACAGAGCCAGACAGTTGGCAAAGAGCATTAGATGTTGCATATGGTGTAATCAATCATGATCTAGGTTTAGGATTAACAGATGGATCAGATCATTATCATGCAAACTTCATTGAGCCGTTTTGGGCACCTC